CCCGCCCCGAGCAAAAACAGCTAGGCTGTTAATAACTCAAGGAGGACGCCAGACTTTCACTCGTCGTAGGGTACCAGCTCTGAACTGGATTTGGAGACCCTCCACCCACGTGTTACCACGAGGTGTCGTGCGTTAGCACGGCGCTATCGTTTGCGTCTACGTCCCATGTGTCCTTGGGTACCAGGAGCTGTTTAAAGGCCACTCAGCTTGGGCCGCGCTTAGAGAAGCGTCTACACATCGTCATGCGTTAAGACCTAGCAATAACAGCTAGCATTCCCGTCTTATTATGAGCCTTCGGGGATGGGCTTGGAGCCGCACGCATCCTCCCCCCCCCCCTAAGGGAAGAGAAAGGTGCGCACGGCAAGGAATGGGGATCCACTCACTCCGTTCACGCAAACGCCGCAATGGCTGGTGCGATTCGGGTGGCAGCTGTGAGCAGGGTTGCAGCCCAACCGGGCGCGGCCCTGTCCAGAGCGTGAACCACTTGGTTCAGAGTGTTGGCCGTCTGAGATGTGTTGCTGGAGGACGCAACCACGCCGGAGCTGTTTTGAGGCAGCCACTCGTACACAGCCACCACGCGCACCCGCATCCCAGCGGACCCAGGGATGCCACTCATGGTGGCGACCAGGGTTGGCTGGGCTGCGAGGTTTGTGTTGGCGACTGCGTTCACGGGGTAGAAGGTCTCACTCTCTGCGGTGGGCCGGAGTTTGAGCTCCAGCTCTCCGTCAGGGATCTTGACAACTGTCTCGGACAGCGAGCGGAGGGTGGCCAGCGAGAATGTGCCGTTGAGGTCCTGGTACGTCAACTGACCGACGCTGCATATGCCTGCGCGCTGCAGCTCAGACCCCATGAAGGAGACCTGAATGCAGGCGCTGACACAGCGAGCAGCCGCCATGCTGGCCGTGAGGCCAACCCCGGGCTGCCTCGTGGGCAGTGCCTGGGGCACGATGGTGGCTGAGTCGGAAAGGATCGTGCCGGTGGCACCCATGACAGTGCCATAGGTGGTCGCGGCAGTACCGAGGATGCCGGGGGTAAACGCGATGAAGGCCCCAGTGTCAGCCGCCTGGGCGTTGACAATGAAGTCTGTCTCGAACCGCGTCAGGATTCCGCCTGCGGAACCGGAGTAAGCGGGGGGGACCAGCCTTCCATAGCACGGGTTACGCACCAGGTTGGCATAGGCCCTCCCCCACACATCCAGCTCAGACCCGCCCTTAGACTGCCGCCGTGGGGCGGCTGCCATGGGGACGGGCGCGGGCTTCTTCCTCCCTCGGACTTTCTGGCCTTTGGGGGCTTTGCTCTTGGGCGGCATTCTCAGCAGGGTTTTCCCGGGTACCCCCACGAAACCCGGGAAAGGAGGTCGAGGCAGTGCGTGCGGTAGGGACTGTGCCGCAGATCGTGGGAGAAGGCGCAAACAAGCTCCTCCTCTTCTTCCACGGACTGGGGAGTCTTCTGGAGGAGAGTTGCAAACATTCGCTGCCAGCGCACGGGTCGGCCTGGGCCGGCGTTGCTGAACCGCGTTGCACAAAACTCGATCCCCTGTTCGGAGTCCAAGGACACGCGCTGGTACATCTTTGGGGCCATGCCAAGCTCCCTGTACTTCTCCAGCGCGCCCTCGGCGTACTCCTCTACCGCATCGTCCCCCATGGCGATGGCTCGTTCAGAGCCGACCAGGAGGGCGAGCAGCACCCGGATGCGGGAGTTCGTTGAGCTAGTGTTGTAGCTGCCGCTCTTCTGCACACCGGGTGTTGTCTGCACATACGCGTCACCATTGGAGAACACCAACATGGAGTTGGCTAGAGCCCAGACACGAGAGCGCAGGATTGTGGCATAAACGGAATGCGCCGGGAGCGCGCTAAGCGCGATCCTGCACTCGACGTCAGCGTTCAGCATCCACCAGGACACTGACCAATCGTAGCCTGTCATGTCTGACTCCACGGGTGATTCAAATCCAGCAAGGGCGTCGGACAGCTCTTGCAAGCCGTCGTCGTGCAATCCCATTCCGGGTTTAGACGGAAGGGTCTCGTGCTGGAGAATCTCTGCCCGGTTCTGTCCACTGTTGAGCGTGCGCTCGACGAGCTGGTCGACCAACGAGATTGACATAATAAGGCGGTAGCGGCCTTGGGCCGCCTTCTCCGCCGAATGGAGCTCTGATTTGACGAAAACGCGAACGGGGTCCACGCATGCATGTCGCACCAGCTGCTCTGCCGTCTCGTGCAGCCTGCCAGTAGAAAGGGCGCGCAACCGCTCCCACACCAGCTGAGTTAGCATCTCGACGCCCAACAGAGACTTGAGAGCCTCGTTTGTGGGTGTTAGGGCCACAAGAAGCATCCACGGGAAACCCGGGGAGGCGTGTGGCACCAGTTCGCCGATAGCCC